TGACCGACTTGATCGAGAGATCCTTGCAAAGTTCCGCGAGCTTACCCCTGAGAATCAGGAAGCTATTCTTGCTTACTTAGTAGAAGTTCTATTTGGGCCAGCAGCATCTTCTTCTGATCGTCGGTAAGCCGGCGAACCAATTCCATCAAGCGCGCTTCTAATGGGGAAAGGCCGTCGACCTTCGGGTCGGCGGTTTTTTCTTCTGACACCCCAACGAGCCAGTCGGGAGAGATCCAGAGAGCATCCGCGATAGATTCGATCACAGGGAGTTTGATGCGACCAATCAGACCGTTTTCATATCGCTGAATCGTAGACTTAGATACGCCGACTTTCGCCGCGACTTCGTCAAGGGTCATATCGAGCTCGTCGCGGCGGGACTTGATACGGTCGCCAATTTCTTTTGGAGAGTACATGATTTTATCCTTTCGGGTTTTACAGTGTGCAATTATAATAGCACACGAAATAGCATAGCGCAATACCAAAATATAAAAAAGTTGCACAGCGCTATTGACAATGGAGAAAAACTGTAGTATATATAGCTTAGTTGCATAGTGCAACAAATGAGAGGAGGTGAACATCGTGATCAACTCATCTGCTATTAAAGAGAGACTGAAAGAATTAAACCTGACGCAGAAGGACGCCGCAACCAGCATGAATTGCAAGCAGTCCACCGCATCGCTCAAGATCAACAATCGCAGACCGATGTATCTTGACGAGGCATGGGCGCTCGCACGACTGCTGAAAGTAGAGGACAATTTCTGCGCCTATTTTTTTGCGCATAATGTTGCGTAGCGCAACAAATGGTAAAAAGAAAACCACCGAAGCGGGAACTTCGGAGGTTTTCTATAGCGTTAGGATTATTCGATTGCAACGAGTTCGTCCGTGAGCGTTCGAACAAACTCAGCGACGTCTTTTGCGCTTTCCGCATTTGGGTAAATGCTCGTACAAGCAGAATCGGAGAGCATAACCTTTACGATTTCAAGCGCTTCTTCTAACGCTTCGCCTTTAGTTAATACCATGTTTTCACCCCCTTTCGTTTTGAACGCGGCGGGAGCGAGCGACGGCAGTATTACGAAGACAAAAACATTATACCAAATATTTCCATTTTTTGCAATATGCAATAATTTGTCAATTTTGCAACACAAATACGGCTCACCGAAAGGAGCGCGACACAGATGCAAGTTTTGAAGATGGCGACGACGTGGGATGTTTACCACGGGGCGACGCCGGAGATCGAGGCGACGGTGCGCAGCGAGGAAGCCTTTGAGGCGCTGCGACAAGCCATTAAAAAAATGAGCCGCCAGCGGGTCAGGCATGGCGGCTCGAGGATCGAGTATTCAATCAAGTTGGTCGGGTGAACACGGCAAGCGGACATGCCGCGGCGGCATACATTCGAGGGAAAGGAGCGTGCAGGAATGGGGAAGCGAAAACAGGAGCCGATCATCGTGAAAGCCTACGTCAAGACGGCGGACGGCGGAGAGGTGGACGTGGACACGCTCAGCGACGAGCAGCGCGAAAAGCTGGGGTCGTGGCTGCGCGTGACCTACCTCAATGAGCTGATGCGCGGCAAGGCAAAATTCTACATCAAGCAATAACTCGCAAGGGAAACCCTTTTGCAGAAATGAGGAACAACAAATGAAAAAGAATCGCACGAGAGAAGAGAGGGCGCTGCGTTATGCGGCGGCGCTGCTGCGGCTGACGGTGCTGCTGTGGATCGCGGTACTGCTGCTGTGCCTGTTGGAGCCGGGGTGCCTGGCGATGGACGCGGCGGCCGCGGCGGCGGAGACCGACCCAGCGGTCACATGGCTGGCGGCGGTGGGCGCCAGTTGGCTGACGTGGCGCGGAATGGTGCTTGTCCTGAAGCTGGACGAGCCGAGAAGAAAGAGAACACGCCGCAGATGATGGACGACAAGCGATTTATCGCGCCGCAGACGCGGCCGACGCTGTGCTGGTCGTGCGCGCGGGCGTGCGGCGGCTGCTCGTGGACGGAGCGAGACCCGAAGACGCACGCGGTCCGCTTCGAGCCCGTGAAGGGCTGGGAGGCGGAGAAAACGACGATCAACGGCTCGAAAAGCGAGCACGGCGAGAAGTGCTACCGCTACACGACCGACAGCTATCGCGTCGTGCGCTGCCCACTGTACGCGCCGGACCGGCGGACGAGAGCCAAAAGCGCCATGCCGGAATGGGCCATGCAGGCCGCGAACGCATGAAAAAGGCGGCTGACCGATGGCACCGGTCAACCGCCACGAAGAAAAACACACATGAAAGGAGATTTTCTTCCCCGCCATTATAGCATGCGGCGGGGAAGAAGTGCAAGGGAAATGAGCGTGATTCAAGACGCCATTGCCGCCATTGAGGGCCAGCAGCCGAAAGAGCGCTCGGCGGTGTGGATGGTGGGCGAGCAGCTGAAAGATATGGTCCGCGGCAACGAGGCCGCGGCGGCACTGCTGCTGACAGACCTGACGCAGAACAAAGAGATGACGCTCGCGGCGGCGGAGAAGAAGATCGCCGAGCGAGCAAAAAAGAACAAGGTCGGCAACTGCGGGTGCGTGACGCCCGCAGAGGCCGAGGACATCCTGCGTGAGTTTTTCGGCCTGCCGGAGCGCGGCACAGACGCAGCACCGCGGACGGAGAGGCGCAAGGTCGTGGACCTTGCGGACTTTTTATGAGCCGCCGCACAGATGCCGGATGGGAGAATCTGGCGGACAAGCTGCCGTTCCAGCCATGCGGAGACCTGCAAAACGACGTGCTGGAAGATATCTATGACAACGACATGCTCGGGACCGGGTTGATGCTTTACAGCCGCGAGAGCGTGGAGACCGCAAATCCTATTGCGCAGATCATGGACGCGGAAGACTGGGACCGCTGGGAGAAGTCTCGGAAGCGCCGCTGGGGCGCGCGCTGCACCTGCTCAAACTGCGGAGATGAGTTTTTTGCGGGTTATGTCAGCGACAGCGGTACGAGCGGCATCGTCCTGCGGCAGGGCAAGGATGGGCAGATTTATGACGGCTACGTCGACAAGGGCGACGACGATGCGCAAATCTTCTTTGACGACGAGACGATCGTTTGCCCGCGCTGCTACCAGAGCGTGGTCGTGACGCGGCGGAGCGAGCTGCGGCAGGGGCGCACGCTTCAAGCATTGCAGGCCGAAACGCTGAACATTGACGGATATCTCGCGGTGCTCTATTGGATGGTGGCGCGGTATCAGGACAACACGGGAACAGACGTCGCGACGTTCTCGCCGCACGCGGCACTGATCGTGGACCGCTGCGGCGTGCTGCGGCGCTTCCGCGCGGTGCGCCACAGTAACGAGGCGCGTGACGTAACGTGGACACCCTGCAAGCAGAGCTGCGACCCGATGCAGCAGCCCTATTACTGCCACGGCGCCGTGAACGGACGGCAGGTCGGTGGCTGGACATGCACCTACGGTCCAGAGCTCGGCGGAACGACGGGCGAGAAGACGGCACTGGACAAATACATCGGCACGGGCGGAGCCTGGCCCGGGGCGTATCTGCACGTCTGGCGCAAGCACCCGCAGGTGGAAAACCTGATGCGGCAGGGGTTCGGCGATGCGGTGACGCAGACCATTGATAACTATCTGAACATGTGCGGCAACTATTCCATGCTGCGCGACGCACCAAATATCCCGTGGGTCGATTGGAGCGAGACGAAGCCGCACCGAATGCTCGGCATGAGCAAGGAAGCCTTCCGCGAGGTGCGCGGGAAGCATTGGAGCGAAGGCACCGCGCGGTGCTGGGCGAGCTACCGAATGCTTGTGAAGAACGCGGACGCGCTGCAATTCGCGCAGGAGGTCGGCAAGCTCGGCCTGAACGACATGGAAAAACTGCTGGGCGCCTATCGGGACGTCGAGACCGATCTGCACCCAACGCATGTGGTGAAATATCTCGAAAAGCAAAAGCGGCTGAAAGGCGGCGTGCAGCTGCTGCTCGATTACCGGCGCGTGCTGCGGGCACTGTGGCTGGCGGACCAGAACGAAACGCTGTGGCCGCGCGATCTGCAAGCGGCGCACGACCGCGTAATGGAGATGTACGCGGCGCACGAGGGCGTGAAGCACTACTCGGCGGATTTTACGCCGGTCTATATCCGGCTCAAGGCGCTGGAATGGACGGACGGCGAACTCTGCATCCGCATCCCACAGGAGGAGCGGGAGCTGATCGACGAGGGAAAAACTCTGCGCCACTGCGTGGGCACCTACGGCAGGACACATTGCAGCGGCAAGCCGATCTTCTTTGTGCGGCACTACCGCAGGCCAGAGCGCAGCTATTACACGCTGAACATCGACCTGACGCGGGCGATGCCGAAGGAGATCCAGCTGCACGGCTACGGCAACGAACGCCACGGCGAGCGCAAGCAGTATGAGCACGGCATCCCGAAAAAGGTGCGCGACTTCTGCGACAGATGGGAGCGCGAGGTGCTGACGCCGTGGTTTATGGAGGAACAACGCAAAAAGTTCGCCGAAACGAACAAAGCAGACAAGAAAGCGAGGAAAGGCGCATGAGCGAAACAATGGAAATGGCCGTGGCCGGCGAGGTGCGCAGCATCACCGCCATCACGGACGAGATCATTTTTTACAAAAATGTCGGCGGACAGGCCGTCATCGAGATTGGCAAGCGGTTGATCGAGGCAAAAGCACAGCTCAAACACGGGGAATGGCTGCCGTGGCTGAGCGAAAAAGTGGAGTTTTCGGAGACGAGCGCGCAGCGATTTATGCAGCTTGCGAGGGAGTACGGAAATACCTCACTGGTGGGGGATTTGGGGACCTCGAAAGCCTTGGTATTACTGGCTTTGCCGGCATCTGAGCGAGAGAATTTTGCAAGCGAAAAACACGTTGTCAACGGGGAAGAAAAAAGCGTCGCCGAGATGAGCAAACGCGAGCTTGAAGAGGCCATCCGGCAGCGCAAGCTCGCTGAACTGGAACGCGACAAGGCGCGGCGCGAGTTAGACGAACAGCGCAAGGCCAACGAGGAGGCCGCGGCGGAAGCACAGAAGGCGCAGGACGCGGCGTCCGCCGCCCGCGCCGAGGTGGAAAACGCGCAGGGAACGGCGCTGGCCGCGCAGGAGCGCGCGGCGGAGCTGGAACGGGAATTGAAAGCGCTGCGCGAGAAGCCCGTGGACGTGGCGGTGCAGACCGTGGACGCGAGCGAGGAACAGATCGCGGCGGCGGTGAAGGAGGCGGAACTTTCCGCCAAGGAGAAGATCGGCAAGAAGGCCGAGGAGCTGAAAAAGGCCAGAGAGGACCTGGCACAAGCAAAAGCGGACGCGCAGGCCGCGGCAGAAAAGGCCGAAAAGGCAGAGGACGAGGCGGCGGCGCTGCGCGCTGAGCTGGACAAGGCCAGAAAAAGCGCCGCGGCGATGGACAACAAGGCACTCGCGGAGTTTGCCGTCCTGTTCCGGCAGGCACAGGAGACGGTGAACCGCATGACGGAGATCGTCGACGAGCTGGATGAGGAGAGCCGCCCGAAGGTCTACCGCGCGCTGGGCGCGCTGCGGGACATGATCGCCGAAAAGGCAGGTGAGGGCGCGTGAAGCGCAGCGACTATCTGAAACTCTGCGTGAGCGCGGCGATGCTCAGCTACCGCAAGCCAAAGGTGCTGTACGCCGGGATCGAATATTACCCCGAGGGCTATGAGCTGCGATTCGACAAGAGCGGCAAGGCGGTACATAGAGCGATCCTGCGGGACGCGAGCAAGCACAACTGCCTTTTCTACTGCCCGCTGGCGAAGGTGCAGGAGGTGGTGCGCGATGAATAGCATTCAGGCGAGCCAGATCATGGGCGGGAACGGTGCGAAGAAAATTCTTGACGCGACGTGCGGATCTCGGACGATTTGGTTTGATAAGCAGCATCCGGCCGCGGTTTATTGCGACGTCCGCGACGAAGAGTGTTCTGCGGTCTGGACGAGCACTAAGCATGATTCCGAGCGCAAGTGCATTATTCATCCAGATATTCAGTGCGACTTTACGGATTTGCCGTTTTCGGACAACACATTTTCACTCGTCGTGTTCGATCCACCTCACCTGCGCCGCATAGGCGAAAATGCGTGGATGAGAAAGAAATACGGGCAGCTCGGCGAGAACTGGCGCGAAATGCTGCATGACGGATTCCGCGAGTGTATGCGTGTATTAAAACCAGACGGCGTGCTGATTTTCAAGTGGGCAGAAACGCAAATCCCCGCCGCAGATGTTTGGGCGGCAATCGGCGAACGCCCCCTTTTTGGACATCATAGCGGCAAAAAATCGCAAACCTTTTGGGGATGCTTTATGAAGCTGGGGAAAGCGGATGACCGGGTATAGCAATCAACCGATTCCGAAGGAGGCGGCGAAACAGCTTTTAAAGGATGAAAACATCCCATATTGCAGCGCATACGGCGATATCGTAGCCAGTGACAGTGATAACGACTACGGAGCGACGCTGATCGACTGTAAGCTGCACTGCACGGGATGCCAGAGGACGGGGTGCATGTTCTGCGGTTTCGGGGCGCACCTTGAAAAGGGCCTCGGCTATGGTCGAGTGCTGGATTACATCGGAGTGAGGTATTGAGCATGCAGATCGGAGAAACGTATAGCTGGGTGCCGACGAGCTGGGAGGGGTCGAACGGGATCGTCTCAGCGCTCGGCAAGAAAGGCGGGGTACACGGGAGAATCGTGTACATCAACGAAAACCATCGGTATTTTACGGCGGAGGCGAACGTCGGCGGCGTGGTCATCCGCGAGAGTTTCAAATTTTAAGGAGGGTGCAGACATGTTGAGCTATAAGACCAAGGACGGCAAGGTGACGGAACTCGAGGCACAGGGGTCGCTCGCGGAGCTTTTGAGCGACACAACTTTTCTGGCCCATGCCATTTACGGCATGCTTGCGAGGAGCAACGAAGGACTGGCGAAAGCATTTCAAGCTCATTTTGCACTGCTGGCGGCCGACCCTGAATCGCCGATGTGGGAGAACAGCAATCCAAATTGCATCAGCATCGTGCGGCGCGTCAAGCCGAAGGAGGGCAAGAGCGATGACAAGTGACGAGGTTTTGATGGCGCTGCGATGCTGCGCAAGCGACAACTGCAACGGATGCCCGAGCCACAACAGAGACCTGATTGGCACGAGCTGCATCGGCAGAACGATGCGGGAAGCGGCTGATTTGATCGAATTCCAGCAGCAGGGCCTTGAGGCGCTGACGAAGATGGACGAGGGGCTGAAAAAGCGGGGCGGCACGCTGAAAGAGTTCCTGCGACGCGGCGATGAAGTCGTGCAGGGGCACAGAGACCCTGCCGGACCGCCGGGCGATTCGGGATTTGCGGGCGATATCTTCATCTGCCCGACGTGCAACTCGCCGCGCGTCTTCTATAACGCGGAGAAAGACGCCTACATCTGCCCGAGCTGCGGGTGGCAGAACAAGGAGGACTGACGGATGGTTTCGGACGAGGCATTGAAAAAGCTGCAAGAGCAGATTGCGGCATGGCCGATGGAACGGCGATTCGTGGTGCAGCAGCTCATTTGGGATTATTTGAGGAACCGGGAAGACCTGCGCGCCTACGAGGCGACAGGGCTGACGCCGCGCGGGGTCGAAATCCTCAAGGAAGAAAAGCTCAGCAGCGACGGTATGATCCTGCTCGGGCGGCTGATGGGCAAGAAGCTACACGAGATCGGCTGCGAACGCCTGCGCGAGCTGGTCGAGGCCGGCGCGGACGGGCGCGCGATCACGCTGCCGTGCATGCTCGGCGGCGAAGTGTGGGCACCCGGCTGCGGCAGAACGGTGAAACTGCGCGTCGTCGAGGCGGCGCTGCTTCTGCAAGGCGAGGACGGCGAGGGCTATGAGAAGCTGAGCGACTTCGGCAAGACATTTTTCGCGACGAAAGAAGGAGCGGAGGAGGCAAAGCGAAATGAATGGTTTACTTGAAAAGCTGCGGCGGGGCGCGATCAGAGCACTCGGCGGATACGTTGAGCAGGTTCCACCGCCGAAACCGCAGGACAGGATACTCATCAAGGAAGAGCGCTACCGCGTCAGGAAGATCGAGGTGCGGGCGATGCCGTTTGACAACGGGCCGCGCGCAGAGGAGCTTTTGCAGAAGTACAAGAAATACAGCAGCGAGCGGCTGGCGGACATGCTGGCAAAAAAGATGCTGGAAAGCGGGGCAATCCGCATCGAGGAAAGACCGGCGGCTGGAAAATTCGGCGGCAGCGAGCTGTGCGCGACGGTTTACGTCGCGTTTCCGCAGAACGACGGAGGATATGTGACATGAAGCGACTGACGAACGAAGAGGTCAGAGTGGACGAGAGCGTGGACCGGTATCTCGGCCCGCTCGCCGACCTTGAAGGCATGAAGCCGAAGCTGCTGGACCTGGTTCTGAACGGTCCGGTGCTGAACGGCGTATCGAAGGACGTGCTGCGGCAGATCATTCGGCAGTTATACAGCGCGCTTGCCGCCTACGAGGGCACGGGGCTTGAACCGGAGGAAGTCGACAAGCTGGCTAAGGATTGGAGCGACCTTTGCACAGTCCTCGGAGAGTGCGGCGGTATCGACGCACTGCGAGAGCTGGCCAAGGCCAACAAGGAAGGCAGGCTCTTTCTCCTGCCGCTGGAGCCTGGGCGGTCGATGTTATGCCAGGAGCATTTTGAACGACCGTGGGCGATGAAGAACGTGGTGCCCTGCGTCCAGTACCAGAGCAGCGTCGGCATCGTCTTTTACATGGGATACGACGTGTTCCGCGGTCTCGTGGAGCACGGAAAGATCACTCCCCTCTCGCCGGGGGGAGAAAAAACGTTGGAGGCGATGAAATGAGCGCTTGCGCAGGGAAAATCAACTGTGAGATTTACCGGCAGAAAAAGTATTGCCGAAAGGCTGAGGCGGCCGAGGAGGACCGCGAGTGCAAGGGCTGCCGCCACGCGAGGCGGCAGTGCGACGTGGAGTACTGCCCGTTCGAGGTCAACGGCGCGTGCAAGTTGGAGGGCTGACGGATGGTGCGGGTATTTTGTGACCGGTGCGGGCGGGTCATCACGGGGATGAGCGCGCACGAGCGCGTGAGCGTGACGGCGAGCGGTGCGGCCGGCGGGGAGATCGCGAAGCTCGACTTCTGCACATACTGCGCGGACTGGGCCATTAACACGCTGATGCGGCGGACGATGCTCGGCGCGGGCGAGAAAAAGGGCGCGAAGGCGGACAAGCCCGCGCCCATCGCGCCGCCGAAGAGCGAAAAGGACGGCCTTGCGTGGACGGCGGGACAGGACAAGCGGCCGGCCGCGGAAGCGCCGCCGCCAGAGCCGCTCCCGACGCTAAGCGTCAAGGGCTACGGCGCGGCGGAGAAGCGGAAAATCTTCGACGCGCTGGTGCGCTACAAGGTGCGGACCGGCCCGGGGTGGACAGAGCGCGTGAGCACGGCCTGCGGCGGGGACGTGAGCCGCGAGACGCTGCGCGCGATCATCGTGGACGGGCTGATGGTCGACATCCACGTGTGGCGCGTCATTGAGCGCGGGCTCAGCGACCTGGGCGCGATGGAGAAAAAGGCATGAAGGTGACGTTTATTTTGCAGGCCGACGTGCCGGAGAGCGCTATCCAGGGCATCAAGGAGCGCGCGGCGATGGACCTTGAGCGCTACGGCGACGTGAAGGTCGCGAAGATCCTCGCCGAGAAGCCGCGCGAGCACGAGCAGTTACATCTTTAATCACGCCTGCGGGCGAAAAAGAAAGGAATTTTGCTATGAAAAAGTACATCGGAACGAAACTTATCGAGGCGGCACCGGCTATCCGCAAGGGCGGCAAAGTTTACGAGAAGACCCATCCCATCCCGAGAAGCATGGAGCCCGAGGAAGACGGCTATAAGGTCCGCTACCCTGACGGATACGAATCTTTCAGTCCAAAGCAGGTATTTGAAGAGGCGTATCGCCCGACTGACGGCCTGAGCTTCGGTCTCGCTATCGAGGCAGCGAAGAAGGGCATGAAGATTGCACGCCGCGGCTGGAACGGTAAGAACCAGTACGTCGAGCTTGCGGAGCGGATCAGCTACGAGAACGCTGTGCACGAGGTCATTAACGCGCAGCACGCGGCCATCGGAAACAAAGCGCTTGCCTTTGTCGGCACGTCCGGCGTGCAGCTCGGCTGGCTCGCCTCTCAGGCGGATATGCTGGCCGACGACTGGATGATCGTGGAGGGCTGAGAGATGCAAAAAATCAACATTAAGAAGTACACGAAGGAGCAGATGCTCAAAATGCTCGAGGAAGCGGCGGAAAAGCAGGAGGCGGCGGAAGCCGAGGCGGCGGCACATTTTAAGGACGGCGTAAAACTGGCCGAGGAAAATGAAAAGCTGCGTGGAGAGATCGGCACGCTGACGGAAAAGCTCGAGGCGAACGAGAAAGCGCTGGACGAGATGACGGCGCTGTACAAGAGCGCGGACCATTCGGCGGCGATGCTGCGGTCGCGTATCGATGAGGCAGAGAAGCTGCGCGACCAGGCGCTCGAGGCGCACGGCGAGGACATGAAGGCCATCGAGAAGGCAAAGAATGAAAGCCGCGAGCTGGCAAAGCAGCTCGGCGAGCGCATGGTGGAGATCAAGGCCGCGGAAGAGAACGCGCGCAAGGCCGCGGTAGAGACGAACAGCATCAGGGCGCAGCTGAGCGAGGCGGAGACGAACGTGAAGCGCAAGGAAGAGCTACTGTGCGGGGCGCTGCACACGATCAAGACCGAGAGAAGCATCAAGGAGGACTATCACGAAAGCCTCAAGTGGTGCATGGCGCATCCGTGGCGCAACATGTGGCGCTGCATGAAAGAGTATTTCCGCTTCTGACGGACAAAGAGCGGGAGAGGAGGGGAGAGAGCGATGTTCCGATACAAAAAGAGCGTGCCGGTGAGCTACGAACGGCAGGGATATATCTATTTTTCATCGCTGCTGTATCGAGAGATGCCGGAGAAGGCGCAGCGGAAGATACTCAACCTGTGTATGGAGTGCGGCGGCGGGGACTACTACCGGGCACTTTTCGAATTCGTGACGACGGACGCGAACGCGACGTACATCTGCATGAAGCACAGCCTCTCCCGCTCGACGCTCGAGCGGATCGTGCGGAAGTATTACGAAGGTTTCCCACGGAGACTGTGACAGGGCTTCGGCCCTGTGTGCGCTGCCGCCGAAAGGGCGCGGCGGCGCACAGAAGGCCGAACACACATTATTCAATATCACGCGTGCGCACGCGCGCGTGATTCGAGCTTGTAACGTATCTTAACTTAGCGAACAATTCCAAAGCAGGAGGGCAGGGCTATGTATCGGGGCAGAACATTCAACCGTGAGCGCGTATACGTGTGCGGCGATTATCTGGACGGTGATATCTATCCCGTCTTTCAGAAGCCGGGAGAGCGCAGAAAGAGATGCCGCCCGACGAGCGAGATCCAGAAGAAGCTCAACCAGAGGAACGCGGCGAAGAGATTGACGCGCATCGTGCACATGAACTTCACGAGCCGAGACCTTGCGCTGCATCTGACCTACGACCCCGCCCACACGCCGGAGAGCGCAGAGGACGCGCTGCGCATCGTGCAGAACTATCTGCGCACGCTCAAGCGGCGGTATCGCAAGCTCGGGGTCGAATTCAAGTACATACTCTCCACGGAAAAGGGCGGACGCGGCGGGCGCATCCACCATCATCTCATCATCTCGGGCGGGCTTGACCGCGACACGCTGGAATCGCTGTGGGGGCGCGGCTATGCCAACAGCAAGCGCCTGCAATTCGGCGACGAGGGCGTGAGCGGCCTGACGCATTACATCACGAAGGACGACGCGAGCTACAAGCGGTGGAGCGGCAGCCGGAACCTTGTCCAGCCGGAGGCGGCAACGTCAGATGGCAAGCTCACGATGGACGAGACCGAAGAGCTGGCCGAGGCTGTGGAGGACGGGCTTGCCTACGACTGGTTCGAGGAACGCTATCCGGAATTCGAGCTTATGAGCTGCGAGTGCATCCGCAACAGCATGAACCGCGGCGCGTACATCCATTTCGAGATGCGGCGGCGCCGGTAACAACAGCATACAGCAAATGCAACACGACGACGCGCGCGGGGGAGCCTGGGCGCGCTGCGTGCATGCTCTCGCGCGTGCGCGTGCGAGGAAGAGCCGCAAGCCCTGATTTGACAAGGGTTTGCGGCTCTTTTTTGCCCTCAAAAAGTTGACGGTTCGTGACCTGTTGCATTTGCTACACTTTTTGAAAACAAGGCAAGCGCGCCGAGAGGAGGGGTGCGGATGGCGCGGCAGAAGAAGTACACGGCGGCAACGCTGGGCAAGGCCTGCGAGCGCTATTTCGCAGCGATCACGCGGCGCGTGAAGGTCACGGAAATGGTGGACAGCGGCAAGCGAGACGACAAGGGCCATGTGATCCTCATCCCCGTGCCGGTGAAAAACACGCTGGGCGAAGAGGTCGAGGTGACGGAGTACATCATCCCGCCGAGCATGCACGAGCTGTGCGCCTTTCTTCGCATCGACCGAGCGACGTGGAGCCGGTACATGGGCGAGAGCGAGGAATTCGCGGCCGTCGGCGAGCGGGTGCGCGAGCGCATGAAGGCCTGGAACGAGCACGAGATGCTGACGCGGCCGGGCAAGGACCTGAAAGGAATCCTCTTCAACCTGACGAACAACTACGGCTACAGCGAGAAGAAAGAGGTCGAGCTCGGCGAGCGGGCGACAAAGACCGTGACGGCGGCGAGCATCCCGCTCGAGGAGCGGCAAGCGATGCTGCGCGAGCTGATGCAGGAGTTTGAGCACGATGGCGGCGACGAAGACGCGGACCTATGAGCGAGAGCTCGAGGTAGCGCTATGGTGGCGGGACTTCCGCGCGACGAACAACGCGCACTTCCTGCCGCTGCTGTTCGATCAGCACCGCTACCTCGTCCTGAAAGGCGGCGGCGGCAGCGGCAAGTCGATCTTCGCGGGGCGCAAGGTGCTCGAGCGCGTGACAAGCGAGCCGGGGCACCGCTGGCTGGTGTGCCGCAAGGTGGCGCGGACGCTGCGCGAGAGCTGCTTTGAGCAGCTGCGCGGGCAGATATCCGACTTCTACCCCGACAGCGGCGCGAAGGTCAACAAGAGCGACATGAGCATTTCGTTTGCGAATGGCAGCAAGATCCTGTTCGCGGGCCTCGACGACGTGGAGAAGCTCAAGTCGATCTACGACATCACGGGCATCTGGATCGAGGAAGCGAGCGAGCTGGAGCAGGGGGACTTCGACCAGCTGGATATCCGACTGAGAACGGATTTCCCCTACTACCTGCAAATGATCCTGACGTTTAATCCGATCAGCATCACACATTGGCTGAAAAAGCGGTTTTTCGACCGCAAGGACCCGCGCGCGACGGTGCACGAGAGCACGTATCTCGACAACCGCTTTCTGACGGCGGAGGCCATCACGACGCTCGAGGCCTTCAAAGAGACGGACGAGTACTACTACCAGGTCTATTGCCTCGGCCAGTGGGGCGTGACGGGCAAGACGGTATTCGACGCGAAGAAGGTGAGCGAGCGGCTGCTCGCGGTGGAGCGGGCGAAAAAGCCCAAGCGCGGGTGCTTCGAGAACACCGTCAAGGCGGACGGCGTACACCTCGAGCGCAGGGCATGGGTGGACGACCCGGACGGCGCGGTGACGATCTACGAAGAGCCGGTGCCGGGGCGCCCCTATGTCATCGGCGGCGACACGGCGGGCGACGGCAGCGATTATTTCGTCGGGCAGGTGCTCGACAACATCACGGGCAAGCAGGTCTGCACGCTGCGCCACCAGTACGACGAGGACACGTATGCGCGGCAGATGTACTGCCTCGGCAAGTACTATAACGACGCGCTGCTCGCCATCGAGACGAACTTCTCGACGTACCCGACGAAGCTGCTTGACCTGATGGGCTACCGCAACCTGTACGTGCGCGAGGTGGAGGACGACTTCACAGGCAAGATCAAGCACGCCTTCGGCTTCCAGACGAACCGGCTGACGAGACCGGTGATCCTGTCTGAGCTCATCCGCATTCTGCGCGAGAGCATGAGCACGGTGAACGACCGCGACACGCTGCTCGAGATGCTGACATTCGTGCGGCGGGAGAAAGACTTGCAGGGCGAGGCCGAGCCGGGCGCGCACGACGACTGCGTGATGGCGCTGGCGATCGCGCACTATGCGCGGCCCCAGCAGACGATGGAAATTAAGACCGCCGGCAGCACGAAGAAAACGCGCTGGACGGCGGACATGTGGGAGGACTACAACAGCGCGAGCGAGACCGAGCGGGCAGAAATGCTGGCGCTATGGGGCGAGCCGCGATGAGAGGGAGAAAAGACATGGAAGAAAAAGCAAAGACAAGCACGATCAGCGAGGAGCTGCGCGAGTGGCAGGCGAGGCTCAATGAAAGCGACGCCAAGTGGTCGAAAGAAGTCGAAAAAATGAACGAGCGCGAGGCGGTCTACAACGGGGACCGCACGATGCAGCCGCTCGTCCCCGGCGACACGCACCGCGACGGCACGCTGAAAAAGACAAGCCATGTGCGCAACATCACGTTTGAGAACATCGAAAGCCAGGTATCAAGCAGCATTCCGCAGCCGAAGGTGACGCCGCGGCGCAAGAAGGACGAGCACCTGGCCGACGTGATCGAGCACTTTCTGCGCAACGAGCTCGACCGGCTCCCGTTTGAGGCGCTGAACGATCTGGCCGAGCGCACGGTGCCCATTCAGGGCGGCGTGGGCTTTTTGGTCGAGTGGGACAACACGAAGCGCACGAGCACGACCGTCGGCGAGGTGAACGTGACGCTCATTCATCCGCAGCAGTTCGCACCGCAGCCGAACGTCTACACGGGCATTGCCGACATGGATTACTTCATCGTCAAGGTGCCGACGACGAAGGGCTACGTCGAGCGCCGCTACGGTGTGCTGCTTGAAAACGAGGGTGAGAGCGAGCCGGATGTCCGCGGCGGCGACGGCTCCACGAGCGACCGAAACCTGACGCTTTACATCGGCTACAAGCTCAACGAGCGCGGCGGCATCGACCGCTACACGTGGGTGAACGACACAGAGCTCGAAAACCTCAAGGACTATCAGGCACGCAGGCAGCCGGTGTGCAAGAGCTGCGGCAAGGTAAAGCCGCTGCCGGGGCAGGAGGTAAACGGCGCGGCCTACTCAGGCGGTGCGTGCCCGTGGTGCGGCGGCAAGGACTGGGAGAGCAAGACGCAGGACTTCGAAGAGCTCTATGCGCCGGTACAGCGCAGCGACGGCACGTTTGTCGGCGGGATGCAGGAGACGGTGGGCGAAAACGGCCTGCCGGTACAGGCGCCGGTGCGCATCCCGTATTACCGGCCGGACCGCTACCCAATCATCTTGCAGCGCAGCGTGAGCGTCTTCGGCCAGCTGCTCGGAAACAGCGACGTTGACATGATCCGCGACCAGCAGAACACGAGCAACCGCATCGAGCAGAAGATCATCGACCGACTGATGAAGGCAGGCACGCGCATCACGCTCCCCGACCGGGCGGACCTGCGCACCGATCCCGAGGACGGCGAGCGCTGGTACATCGGAAAGCCGAGCGACAAAAGCCTCATCGACGTCTACGATTTTTCGGGCAATTTGCAGTACGAGCTCACGTATCTGGCGCAGGTGTACGAAGAGGCGCGGCAGATCATCGGCATCACGGACAGCTTTCAGGGCAGGCAGGACACGACCGCAACGAGCGGCAAGGCCAAAGAGTTTTCCGCTGCGCAGGCGGCGGGACGTCTCGAGAGCAAGCGCGTGATGAAAAACGCCGCCTACGCCGAGCTCTTCGAAACGATGTTCAAGTTCTGGCTGGCGTACTCGGACGAGCCGCGGCCGGTGACGTATAAGGACAGCACGGGCGAGACGATGTACGAGGAGTTCAACCGCTATGACTTCCTCGAAGAAGGCGAAGACGGCGAGCTGCACTGGAACGATCAGTTCCTTTTCTCGTGCGACACGAGCGCGCCGCTGGCGAGCAACCGCGAGGCGATGTGGCAGGAGACGCGGCAGAACCTTGAGGGCAGGGCCTTCGGCGACCCGACGGACCTTGAAACGCTCATTCTGTTTTGGGCGAAGATGGAGGAGCTGCACTACCCCGGCGCGGCGCAGACGAAAAAGCACCTCGAAGAAAAGGCGCAGCGGCAGGAAGAAATGGCCGCGCAGCAGGCGGCCATGCAGGGCGATATGCCGGGCGGCGGCGCGGCGGTGCCGGATGAGCTGGCCGCGGCGATCGACGCGCAGGCACAAGCCGACGCCATGAACGCCGCGAGCGGCGGGCAAGTGGAAGAACTTTACATTCCGCAGTAAGAAAGGCTAAAGGCGCGAAAGAGAGACGCGCAGAGCATAGAGCCCCATAAAGGGGACAGCGCAGGGCAAGAGCGGGAAAATGCCGAATCCAAAGGAAAGGAGGACGCGGGCATGAGCGATAAGAGCGGTTACGTCGGCAGAATCAAGAACGGCGGCACGCAGGTCGTGAAAGCGCCGAACCAGCAGACCGACGCGAAGAAGGGCGTTATTCATACCGGCTCCGATTTGAGAACCGGCAAGAAATAAGGCAAGCGGAAGCGCTTTACATGATTACCCCCGCAAGGGGACGCCGCACGCGCAAGGCGGCGGCTATTCGCAGGGCAACGCGGAAAAATGCCAGAGAGGAAGAGGACATGGGATTCACGGAAAAAGACGTCTTTGAAGCGATGGGCCTGACGGTGCCGCCTGACGAGGCAGGCACGCAGCAGGAACCCACAGGCGCAAACGAGCTGGGTGCCGCTGCCCCGGCCGCAGAAGAGACCAACGGCACGCCGGAGGGCGGCGATACCGGCACGACGGGCGGCGAGGGCGCAGAGGGCGCCGCAACCGCTCCCGAGGGCCAGGACGGCGCGGAAGGCGCAGAAGACAACAACGATGCGGAGGGCGCGAAGAAGGAGCAGACCCCCGACGAGCGCAGAGCTCATGCGGCGGCGCGGCGCAGAGCCGAGCAGCAGGCCGCGGTGGACGCGGCGCTCAAGGCGCAGAGCGAGAAGATGGCCGCGGAGTGGAAGGCCTTTTTCGAAAGTGCGGGGCTCAAGAACACGATCACGGGCGAGCCCATCGCGACGAAGGAGCAGTTTGACGAATGGTCGAAGTCCTTCAAGCAGCAGAAGCTCGAAAGCGACCTCAAGGCCGGGAAGCTGACGCAGGAATCTCTCAATGAGGCGATCAGTGAGAATCCTGTCGTCAAGCAGGCAGCCGAGATCGTGGCGGCGCATGAGCGCGAGCAGGCCGCGGCGGAGCAGGAGAAAATGCAGCGCGCCATCGACGAGCAGATCAAGAAGATCCACGCGCTCGAGCCCGAGGTGAACGGCGTGGAGGATCTTTTGAAGCTACCCGAGAGCGAGGAATTCTACGCGCGCGTGAAGAGCGGCATGTCGTTTTACGATGCCTACCTCATTTCGACGCATGAGCGGCGCGAGAAGGCGCTGGCCGAGGCAGCGAGAGCGCAGGCCTTGACGGGTCAGAGGGGCAAGGACCACCTGACCGGCGCGGCGGCATCCCGCGGCGCGGGCGGCAAGGTCGTGACGAGCGAGGAGCTGGCGAGCTTCCGCATCTTCAATCCCACGGCGACGGACGAGGAGATCCGCACGTGGATCGAGAAGAACAGAAATTAACAAGACAAGGAGGAACGCAATGTTTATTCCCATCAAATCGACGGACGGGGCAATGACCCCGTTTGAGTACATCGAAGCGGCGGCGGGCACGTATCAGGTCGGCCAGCTGCTCAACGTGACGGACGGCAAGCTGGCGGCGATCGCTGCCGACCAGGCGACCACACCGCCCTATGTGTGCATGCAGAGCGGCACGGTGGCCGCGGGCGAGCTGCTGGCGGTGACGCGCGTGCAGGGCAAGTACACCTTTGAAACCGAGCTCGCGGCGGCCGCAGCGGCCGTGAAGGTCGGCACCAAGATCCAGGTGGCGAGCGGCGGTCTCAAGGCAAAGTACGTCACGGGCGCATCGGACGCGGCGGTGCCCGGCACGTTCGAGGTCGTGAGCCTTGAGGGCACGGCAGCGGGCAGCATGATCCGCGGCCGCTTTGTCTAAGGAAAACGGAAGAGAGGAGAGAAAGTAAGCAATGAAAATCATTTTTTCGGAATCGAGCAACCTGAACAACAGCGTTTACGGCAACTGCCAGGCGCCGATCAAGATGTTCCTTGAAAAGCGCGGCGAGGAATTTGAGCAGAACAGCGTGCTCAAGAACCTGTTCCTGACGGGTTCTTCCAAGAACTACGGCGACGTGATGACCACGCTGACGGCCATGAGCGGCTTTGAGCCCGTGGGCGAGAACGGCGCTTATCCGCTGGACGGCATGCAGGAGGGCTACCAGAAGTTCCTCAAGTACCAGACGTGGAAGGATTCTTTCAGCGTGTCCAAGGAGATGATCGAGGACGGCAAGCTGCTCGACATGCGCAAGCAGCCTGCGGCTTTTATGACCTCTTACAAGCGCACGCGCGAGCTCTTCGGCGCGGCGCTGTACGGCGCGGCCATGATGGGCAACGGCAGCGTGACCTTCAAGGGCGTCAAGTTCGACCTGACGGGCGCGGACGGCAGCAACCTGTTCGCCAAGGAGCACGTGCCCAAGGTGAGCGGCGAAAAACAGTGCAACTGCTTCAAGGATGCGTTCAGCGTGGACACGCTGGGCAAGCTCGAGACCAAAATGCACCTGTTCCGCGGCGACAATGACGAGATCCTTGACGTGGCCCCTGACACGATCCTGATCCCCGAGAACGCCGACCTCAAAAAGGCGGTATTCGCGGCCATCGGCGCGGACAAGGACCCCGTGAGCGCGAACAACGCCTTCAACTATCAGTACGGCCGCTGGAACGTCATCGTGTGGCCGTACCTGAACCACTACATCACAAACGGCGTTTCCCCGTGGGTGCTGCTGGACAGCAAGTACAACGAGACCTACGGCGGCGCGGTGTGGAATGACCGCGTTCAGCTCGAGGTGCGCTCCACCATCGACGAGAACACCGACGCGAACGTCTGGCGCGGCCGCAGCCGCTTCAATGCGTGCTTCAACGACTGGCGCTTTGCCGCCATCGGCGGTATCGCGGCGGGCAACTCGCTCTAAGCTAAATAGCCAAGGCGGGCGTGGGACAAGACCCGCGCCCGCCTTTATCCATCATTGAGAGAGGAGAGAAGAACATGACGCCGAGAAAAGCGATGCAGCACGCCGACACGGCGAAGCCGAACGCCTTTCCCGAAGAGGAAAAATTCGAATGGCTCAAGGCACTTGAGGGCAGGATCGCGGCGGACGTGCTGCTGGCGACGCCGGAAGAGCTCGAGCAGATCATGACGACCGGCTATCCGGACGGCATGGACGAGGAGCTGCTGGTGAAGGCCCCACACGATGAGCTGTACGTGCTGTACCTCAAGGCGAAGATCGACGTGGAGAACGGCGAGTACAGCCGCTATGCCGATTCGAGCCAGCTCTATAACGAGGCCTACGGCAACTTTGTCCGCTACTGGGGCAGGACGCATGAACCGGCGCAGGGCTATGAGAGGGGGTACGAGATCGTATGAGAGAGATCGAAGTGCGCGAGCTGCCGTATCTGCCGCTGGGCCATCAGGGCGAGAACGAGGCGCAGAGGATCGTCTGGCGCGGCCTTGCGGACAGTTGGGCGCGGCTGTACGGCGAGGGCGTCTTCGCGCTGACGGTGCTGCGTGAGGGCGACAGCGCGCCATATCCCGCGAGCCTTAAGAGCGAGAACGGTGACGTGATCTGGACGCTGAGCAACGCCGACACCGCAAAGGCGGGCGAGGGCATGGCCGAGCTCACCTACACCGTGGGCGGCATGATCGCCAAGAGCCGGACGTGGCGCACGGTGGTCGAGCCGTCGCTGAGCGCAAACGGCACGACCAAGCCGCCTCCGGCTTATCAAAGCTGGGTCGACGAGGTTTTGCAGGCGGCGGCGGATGCGGAGACGGCGGTTTCCAAGATGCCATACGTCGACAGCACAACCGGACACTGGTTCAAGTGGGACGCGGCGCAGAACGCTTTTGCCGACACGGGCGTTGCCGCGACCGGTCCGCAGGGCGAGGTAGGGCCCAAGGGAGATACCGGCGCGCAGGGGCCCAAGGGCGAGACTGGGGCAACCGGCCCCAAAGGCGACACGGGTGCAACCGGCGCACAGGGCCCAAAAGGCGAGACCGGCGCAACCGGTGCGACGGGTCCGCAGGGCCCCAAAGGTGAAACCGGCGCGCGCGGCCCGCAGGGGGAGCAGGGCATTCAAGGCGAGACCGGCCCCGCTGGCCCGCAGGGTGCAAAGGGAGACAAGGGCGATGCCTTTACCTATTCCGACTTCACGGCGGCACAGCTCGCCGCGCTGAAAGGCGACAAGGGCAATACCGGCCCCCAAGGAGAAAAAGGTGACACCGGCGCGACCGGACCGACCGGCCCCGAAGGTCCGCGCGGCCCGCAGGGCGAACAGGGACCGCAGGGGCAGACCGGCCCGCGAGGCGAACAGGGCCCCGCAGGCCCCAAGGGGGAGACCGGCAGCGGCTTCAAGGTGCTGGGCTACTACGGCACGAAGGCTGCGCTGGATGCCGCGCAGAAAGCGACCGCAGCGGCAGGCGATGCCTACGGCGTGGGCACGACAGAGCCCTACGACATCTACATTTTCGACGGCATTACCGGAGAGTTCGTCAACAACGGCCCGCTACAGGGCGCGAAAGGTGACACGGGGCCTGAGGGTCCGCAGGGCCCGAAAGGCGATCCCGGCGAGACTGGCCCTCAAGGCCCTGCCGGGGCGGATGGAGCCCCCGGCAAGGACGGCGCAAAGGGCGCGGACGGCCTGCCCGGGAAAGACGGCGCAGACGGTGCGCCGGGTAAGGACGGGACAAACGGACGTGACGGCGTGACGTTCACGCCGAGAATGAGCGACGACGGCGACCTGTCGTGGACGAACGACGGCGGCAAGGCGAATCCGCAGACCGTGAACCTCAAGGGACCGAAGGGCGACACGGGCGCACGGGGGCCTGCCGGCACTGACGGCGCGAAGGGAGATACCGGACCAGAGGGGCCAAGGGGTCCGCAGGGGGAACAGGGCCCGCAGGGCAAAACTGGTCCGCAAGGTGAAACCGGCCCGCAAGGCCTGACGGGCCCGCAGGGCCCTGCCGGGGCGGATGGCGCGAAAGGTGCGGACGGCGCAAAAGGCGCGACCTTTACCCCTGCTGTGTCCGCGGTGGGAGACCTGAGTTGGACGAACGACGGCGGCCTCAGCAACCCCGCGACGGTCAACATCAAAGGCCCCAAGGGAGACCAGGGCGAAAAGGGCGAGCAGGGCGAGAAAGGCGAGACCGGTGCGACCGGCCCGCAGGGCCCCGCAGGCCCCGTCAATGTCCCCTCCACCACCTCTCTCATCAAGGGCAATGGCTCGGGCGGGCTTGTTGCGGCGACGCGCGGCAGCGACTACATCGCATCCGGCAACATTGTCAAGCAGACGCTGGTTGCGACAGAGACCACGCCCACCGAGAACTACGCGATCAACTGGGTGTACGGCTAAGGAGGCGCGAAGATGGCAAATGCAAAACTCGGTACCAAGGCCGTCGGCAGTATTGTCAAACTAAAAGTAGGCGGTACAGCGAAAGAATTCTTGGTCGTCCATCAGGGCAAGCCGAGCTCCATGTATGACGAATCCTGCGACGGCACTTGGTTGCTGATGAAGGACATCCTCGAGGCCACACGATGGCACAGCTCGGATGATAACAATCTGGAGAACAGCACCATCCACAGCTTACTGAACAGCACGTTCTTGAACGCGTTTGAGAGCAACATCAGGGACGCAATCAAGCAGGTGAAGATCCCGTACCGTAAGAACGGCGGCTCCGGTGGTTCGGATCAAAGCGGTGCAAATGGCCTGTCCGCGAAGATATTTCTGCTGTCTGGCTACGAGATTGGCTTCACGACCAGCGATAACTCCTACTTCCCGGTAGACGGTGCGAAGCTGTCCTACTTCGAGGCCGGAACCGGCACGTCCGCCAACAACAAGCGTATTGCGAAACTGAACGGCTCGGCCGACTACTGGTATCTCCGCTCCCCGATCACCCACAACACCAGCTTGGTGTGGCTCGTCAACTACAACGGCGTCTGCGAGGCCAGCAAAGCATCCGGCTCGTCCGGCATCCGCCCCGCTTTGATTCTCCCGCAGGACATGGAAGTCGACAGCTCTGGCAATGTCACTCCGCCACCGCCCGCTACGCACAAAACGCTCGTCAACGGCACGGTCTACACCGTGCAGGGCGGGAAATGTATGGTGGGCGGCACAGTGTACAACATCCTCAAGGGCAGGACGCTTATCGGCGGGACGGGGTATGATATAAAGTTCAGCGACGGGCTGACGTGGGTTATCAACGAAAAGCCCGATATCCCATACTCGCAGGTAAGCTGGAACGCAGACTTTATTTGCGAGGCAATATCCAGCACGCAAGAATGCTACGTCATTACTATGGGGTACTATCCGAGCGCGGGCCTTTATGCCATCGGGTACGGTCAGAGGGCCATCGGGTCAACCGATGTGTATTATTCCACAAAAGGCTGGTTGAATAACGCTTACCGCGCCATCACATTCAGTGAGCCGCCTACGGGAGACCTCTTAACATGGCTGCAAGCGAACGCTGTGCAGCAATAGAAAGGAGCACATATGAGCATCTACGTAAAAGTCAACAACACGGAATATCCCGCAGCGGTCAGCGGTGCGAACAACGACCGCACGTGGGACGGACGCGACACCAAAACCATCTACCTCACCATGTCCCACGACGCCGTGGCGGCACTGCTGCCCGACAACACACCGTGGAGCATTGTGCAGCGCGACACCGTCCCCAAGTACGACGAGCAGGGCCAGCCCACGGGCGAGACCAAAGAGGTCGTCAACGAGTGCGACAACAGTGAGTACAGCCTGAGCGGGGCCATCACTGACCACCGCGATGGCACGGTGTCTATCAAGATGGGCAAGCCCACGGAGGCGGAGAACGCCGTCGGCGCGGTGGTCGCCCTCACGGGCGAGGTCGTGACCATGGCGCGCGCCGCAGAGCTGCGACCGATGATTGAGGCGGCGGCGACGAGTCTGCCGGACAGCGACGCAGCAAAGGCCGTTGAGCTGTTTCCCGCGTGGGCATATCCCGTCAGCTACATTGAGGGCAACCGCGTAAGCGACGGCGGCAAGCTCTACAAGTGTCGGCAGGAGCACACTTCGCAGGAGGGATGGAAGCCGAGCGCAACGCCTGCGCTGTGGGTCGTGATCGACGTTACCCACGCGGGCACGCAAGATGACCCGATTCCGGCCGCTCGCGGCATGGAGTACACTTACGGTCTTTACTACAAAGACCCTGAGGACACTAAGCTGTACCTGTGCGAGCGTATTGGTGAGCAGTCCGGTAACAAAATCACTCTCCAGTATCTGCCGCACGAGCTGGTTGGACAGTATTTTAAGGAGGCGACGGTATGATGGCGGCGTTGATTTCCGCCGCAGCGGCGGTGGTGGTGGCGCTCATCGAGGCCATCGCCGCCCGCGACCGTCGGCGCGACAAGAAGGAGCGCGAAAAGGCTGCCGAGCAGCAGAAGATGCAGGAGCAGCTGATGCTCAAGCTCATCGAGGGCAGCTGGGCTGCCATTGCGCTGGGCGAGGCGACGGCGAAGGCGATGCAGCGCATTCCGGACGCGCACTGTAACGGGGACATGCACGCCGCACTGGACTACGCCGCCGAAGTGAAGCACAAGCAAAAAGAATTTTTGGCCGAGCGGGGAATTCACTCCATCCTCGATAACGGGGCGGCGGCATGAAAGCGCTGAAAGCCCGCTGGGACAAGATGAAAAAGCGGGACAAGTACATATCCATCGCCATTTTCAGCCTGACGTGGTACACCGTGGCGTCGCTTATCATGACGGCGCTCGGCGTGCCGCCGCCGGATGTGCTGACGGAACGATGGTTCAAGGCATGGACAACAGAGCTTGTCGTGGTGGCAGGCATCAAGATTTTCAGAAAGGACGATACGGTTTTATGAATGAATTACTGAACAAAAGAATTGCGAACCTTCTCAGCGTGAAGAGCCTTGTGACGATCGCGCTGACGGCGACCTTCTGCATCCTGACGGTGCGCGGCGCGGTCACGCAGGAGTTTAACACCGTGTACCTCATGGTGATCGCGTTCTACTTCGGCACACAGAACGCCGCGGGCAGCGCGAAGGGAGAGTGAGCGGTGTGAATATCCGCAAATATCCGGCCAACGCCGGGAACGTCGGCGGCACGCGCGCGGCGAGCGGCATCCGCTACATCGTGATCCACTACACCGGCAACGACGGCGACACGGCGATGAACAACGCCAAATACTACGCATCGAACGTCGTGAAGACCAGCGCGCACTACTTCGTCGATGCAAACGAGATCGTGCAGAGCGTGGACGACCTGCGCATCGCGTGGGCGGTGGGCGGAAAGAAGTATCCAAGCTGCGCGCAGACGGGCGGCGGGACGCTGTACGGGCGCTGCCTGAACGCAAACAGCATCAGCATTGAAATCTGCGACGCGAAGAAGGACGGCGTTTACGCGCCGGACGCGCGCGCCGTGGAGCGTGCGCTTGCGCTGACGCGTGAGCTGATGAAGAAGTACAACATCCCCGCGAGCAACGTGATCCGCCATTTCGACGTGACGGGCAAGCTGTGCCCCGCGTACTGGTCCGGCAGGGAGAACACGGGCAAGTGGGAAAAGGAATTCCACGGCAAGCTGACGGCGCCCGATTACCGCGCGCAGCTGCAAAAGCGCGCGGGGCTGACGGACGGCACGATGGATTACCTCTCGGCGTATCAGTACGGCGACGACCTCGTCCGCAAGCTCGCGACGATGAAGTGAAGCACGGGGCGGGAGGGCGTGCAGCTCTCCCGCCCGAAGAGAAAGGAGGGGAGGAAGTATGCCTTCCAACTGGCTATACATCGACACGAATTTTCCGTCATTCACGCAGAAGGAGAGCGTGAATGACAAGGTCGAGACGATGCAGGACTACCTCTTCATGCTCGTCGAGCAGCTACGCTACACGCTGCACAACTTAGACCTAAGTAACATGAACAAGGCCGCGGCGGACGGATTCGTCAAGCAGATCACCGATCCCATTTACGGCGAGATTCAGGACGCGGAGGGGAACATCACGCAGGTGGCGCTCGTAGCCACGGGGCTGGCAGCGCGCATCGGCGACGCCGAGGGGAACATCACGCAGCTGCAAGCGACGGCGACGGGGTTGCAGGCGAGCATTTCGAACCTGAACGGCAGCGTGACAAACCTGACGGCGGACGTGAACGGCATCCGCGCGACGGTGAGCACCAAGATCGACGCGACGCAAGCGCAGAGCATCTTCGACCAGAGCGCGACCGGCTTCACGCTGGGCGCGACGAGTGGCGAGAACGGCACGATCTTCAAGCTCAATTACAACGGCGCGCAGATCGCGAGCACAGGAACGGTCGACCTGCACGTCAAGTCGGTCAACATCGATGGCACGCTGACGGCGGGCGCGCTGCGCGGCGGGAGCGTGAGCCTGCTGGCCGGAAATACCCCTGTCGGCAGCCTTGATCTGGCCTACACGGGCACGGGGCAGGTCGGCGTCGGTCTGACGGCGACCTATGGTGGCATGAAGATGCACGCAGCGGGAAATATCTTTCTTGAATCCAAGCTGGGGCCGTTTGCATTGATCGGAAAAGACGATGCCAGCGACTACCCTGTCGTCTCGCTCGGCGGCGGCTATCTGGTGCTGAGCGGCAACTACATGTTCGGCGCTTCGCCGCCGAGCCGCGCGCCGTATGGCACGGTGTTTTTCATCGAGGAGTAAGGCATGGCGAGCTTTTATTGTACGTTGTCACCGGTCGACGGAGACGGGACACAGCTTAGCGTCTACGCACGGTTTACTGGCGGCGCGTCGGATTACACGTATAAGCGCTCAATCGACATCCGCATCACGGGCGTCGGGACGTTCTCGTTCGATTCGAGCGAGGTCGGCGGTGGGACGAGCACCTTTGTCGGCACGATAACAGGGCTATCGCCGGGGACGACATACGAATGGATATGCAACATGTACTACTGGGGCGGATCGTGGATCGTCTCAGATTACAGCGATTCCGGCACGGCAACGACGTACAGCGGCGGCGGCAGCGGAGGCAGCGCGAAGGCGGTCATCAACGTCGGGACGTATTATAACCCAAACTGGAAGAGATACCGTGCGATCGTCAACATTGGGACACATTACAACACAAATTGGCTGTCGGTTCGACCGGCCAACAATTACGGGAGCTATTCGCAACCCGATTGGAGGTAAAGAGCATGAATGAAAAGATCAAGCAGGCGACGGCGCACGCGATGCGCCTCATCGGTCTCTTGAACGTCAACGGCGACGCCGTGGACATTGTGGCGGCGGTGCGGCAGGAGCTGCGTAATATCGCGATGATCTGCGACGCGGCGGAGGAGCCGACGCAGGGCGACACGCAGGACAAGCAGGCGGCGGAGCCGGAAAAGGCCGGTGAGGCCAAATGAAGCTGCCGGAGGTCCCGTATGCCGACGGCATCGGCAAGCGCGGGCAGCTGCAATTTTACGGTCTGGACCACAATCTGGGCGCCGGAGACGGCGGGCTGTGGGACATGCAAAACCTGACGAGTGACTATTATCCTGTGCTTTCGACGCGCGCAAAGCGCAAAATTTACAAGAATCTTGTAAATCCGGGCGGGCTTTTCGCGTGGGATGCGCTCGCGTGGGTGGAGGGCACGGCCTTCTACTACGGCGGCGTGAAAAAAGGCGACGTGACGGCGGGCGAGAAGCGCTTCGCCGCCATCGGGGCCTATATCATCATCCTGCCGGACAAGAAGTACTACAACACGGTATCGGGCGAGTTCGGCAGCCTTGAGAGCACGTGGAGCGGCAATAGCCTGACGTTTACGAACGGCAAGCTCTATGAAGAGGCTGCGGAGGCGAACACCATTCAGTGCAGCGGCGTCGCATGGAGCGACTACTTCAAGGCGGGTGACGCGGTGACGATCTCCGGCTGCACGAAGCACGCGGAGAACAACAAAACGCCGGTGATCCGCGAGATCGACGGCGACAAGATGTATTTCTATGAAAACGTCTTCAAGCTGGACGGTGACAACGGCACGACAGAGTACACGGAGACGGGAAACTTGACGGTTCGGCGCACGGTGCCGGACTTAGAATACCTGTGTGAGAACGAAAACCGGCTGTGGGGCTGCGACGGCCGGACGATCTACGCAAGCAAGCTCGGCGATCCCTTCAACTGGAACGTGTTCGAGGGCCTTGAGACCGACAGCTACGCCGTGGACACGGGCAGCGCGGGCGACTTCACGGGGTGCGTGAGTTTCCTCGGCTATCCGGTGTTCTTCAAGGAGGACCACATCTACAAGGTGTACGGCAGCATTCCGTCCAACTTTGAGGTGATGGGCTCGGCCACGCTGGGCGTCGCCAAGGGCTGCGGTGGAAGCCTCGCCATCGCGGGCGAGCGGCTGCTGTACCTCTCCACCTCGGGCGTGATGATCTACTCGGGCGGCATCCCGCAAAGCCTGCACGACGCCTTCGGCATGACGAGGCTGCGGAACGGACGTGCGGGGAGCGATGGCCTCAAGTATTATCTGAGCGCGCAGGACGAGGCGGGGGAGTGGAAGCTCTGCGTCTACGACACGCGCAAGGGCATGTGGCACATCGAGGACAAGACGCACGCGACGCACTTCTGCCGTTATCAGGGGAATACCTATTTCCTGACGGCGGAGGGTGAGATCGCGCTGACGGGCAACATCCTCGACGCGCCGGAGGGCTGCACGGACGAGAAAGACTTCACGTGGTTCGCTGAGACGGGCGACTTCACGGAAAAGGGCTCGAGCCAAAGTACGAGCTACGACGGCGTGAAGAAGAGCATCGCCAAGCTGTGGGTGCGCATCGAGGTCGCGGCGGGGGCCGAAGCAAAGGTGCTGATGCAGTTTGATTCCGACGGGAAGTGGGTGCAGGCAGGGCAAACGCTGAAACCGGAGCGAAAGCGCAGCTATTACCTGCCCATCGTGCCGCGGCGCACAGACCATTACCGCATCCGCATCGAGGGCAAGGGCGAGTGCCGCGTCTATTCGATGAATCGCGAGTATTACGCAGGCAGCGAGCTCAAGAGCACGCGCGGACCACAGTAAAAATTCAAGCAGAGAGGAGAAGAAAATGGCGTATACATACGATGACTTTCAAAAGGCGGCGAGCGGCAGCAATGTGAATTTTTCGCAGTACGATCTCGACCTTGCGAAAAAGTACCCTGAGTTCGGCATGAGCGTGCTCGACCTCAAGAAGCAGTACGCAGGCGCGACGACGGCGGAGCAGCGCGCGCTCATCAACGCCAAGGCGAACCAGCTGCGCAGCAGCTACGGCAATTACACTGCCGGCGCGGATGGCAGCCAGTACGTGAGCGACGGCAAGTACGCGCCGAAGATCGACGAGACGCTCGACAAGATCGGGTCGTTCAAGCCGTTTACATACGGCAGCGCGCCGACCTACGAAAACCGCTTCCAGCAGAAGCAGCAGGAGCTTTTGGACGCGGCGCTCAAGCGAGATCCGTTCTCGTGGAGCAAGGAGACGGATCCGCAGTATGGCAGCTACAAAAAGACGTATCTGCGCGAGGGCGAGCGGGCGACGGCGGACGCACTGGCGAAAGCAAGCGCCGCGAGCGGCGGGAGGCCGAGCTCGTTCGCCGTGAACGCGGCGACGCAGGCGGGCGACTACTACGCGACGAAGCTCTCCGACGTGATCCCGACGCTCTATCAGCAGGCATACGAGCGGCATCTCAAGGACTACCAGATGAAGCTGAGCGACCTGAACGCGGTGAACCAGCAGGAGCAGCTGGACTACGCAAAGTATCTCGACCGGCTGAACCAGTTCAACACCGACAGGAACTTCGACTACAACAACTACCTCGGCGAGTACGGCCGCTTGCAGGACTACCTCGGCGGTTTGCAGGGGCAGGACAACACGGAGTACAACCGCTATCTCGGCGTGCTGGACGAGATCAAGGAAAAGCAGCAGCAGGACCAGGAGCTCAGCCGGTCGCAGGTCGACGCGATGCTGCAAGTAGGCGTTTCGCCGAGCGCGGGGCTCATTGGCAAGAGCGGGTATGAGAGCGAGTACGTCAAGGCGCTCGAGAACTACTACAAGCAGCAGGCGGCGCAGGCCGCGGCGAAGACGAGCGGCAGAAGCGGCGGGACCACGAGGCGGTCCGGCGGGACGAGCGGCGGAAATACGACCGACGGCAACGAAAGCGGGCTCGACTATCAGGGCCTTTTCGAGGCGGCGAAAAAGAGCGGCAATCCCAAGAGCTGGCTCGCGCAGAAGGCAAACTATCAGAAATTCGGCTTCACCTCGTCGAGCGGGCTGTATTCGGACTATGAGACGTGGCTGGAAAACGGCGGCGTGTCGAACAGCCGTAAGACGATGGCACAGGGGCCGTTCATTGCGCTGCTGTCTGGCTTCAACACGTCGCTCAAGAACGGCGAGGGCGAGCGAATCCTTTCGACGCTCGACAAGACCTGGCCGATGATGACGAGCGAGCAGAAAGCAGAAATACAGGTATTGCTCAAGCAGTATGGTTATTCCTACGAGGAGGGCTAAATGGGACGACTTGTTAAGACAACGCCTGCGGCACAGGAGCAGCAGGAAGAAAAGCGCACGGTAGTCGGCACCGGCGCGCACGGTCGGCTTGTAAAAACAGGGGATGTGCAGCGCACATCCCCTGCGGCGAATACGGCGAAGACGCCGACAGCGCAGAGCGTTTATCAAAAAGCACTGGACGAAGCGATGATGAAACGCGCAGCGGCGGATCAGAAAAACAAAGAGCGCGGCCGCAAGAGCTACAATCGCACGCACGCGCAGGAAGTGCGCGAGATCACCGGCGACAGGACGAAAAAGAGCATTACCCCCATCATCAAGAGCGCGGCGGCGGGCTATGCGGCGGATATGGTCGGCGCGGCGGACACGCTGCTGCGCGCGCCGAGCGGCCTGAACTACGCAGCGAGCCAGGAACGCGGAGAGATCGAAGCCTCAAAAAAGAACATCGCCGCCTATACCGAAAAGCTCAAGGCGGCGAAGACCGAGGAGGAGCGCCAGCAGTGGCAGACACTTATCGACCGCAACAAGCGCCTCATCGAGATCAACAGCAAGGCTGCGGGCGAGCGGGTGAAAAACTATCAGGACGCGACGAAGGGTGCACAGAAGACGCTGCAAGGCACCTATCAGAAGTTGCGCAAGACCGCATCCGACAACATGGAAAAGGCGAACGAAGGGCTTACGCCGGTCGGCAAGTACCTCAATAACGTCGGCGTGGCAGGCGCGCAGATGGTCGCCGACGCGGCGCTCGGCGGCGGCAGCGCGCTCGGCCCGATGTTCCTGCGCGTATTCGGCGGAAACTCGCAGGAGGCGGCGGAGACGGCGGACAAGCCCGGTATGAGCGCGGCGGAACAGCTGGACGCACAGAACCGGGCACTGCTGTACGGCACGGCGAGCGGCGCGGTGAGTATTGCGACGGAAAAGATCAGCAACGTCGCAGCGCCGTTCAAGAAAGCGTTCGGCGGCGGCTTCCTCGACAAGGCAATCGACGGAGCGATCGCCAAGATGAACGGGAACGCGGCGGGGCGGCTCGCCCTGTCATTCCTGTCCGAGGGCGGCGAGGAGGTCATCGAGGACCTTGTGCAGCCTGCCTTGCAGACGATCTACAACGGGAAGCGTGCCGGACAGAATTACAGCGAACTTGACGCGGCGGATATCCTGAACGACTTCCTCGTCGGCGGTGCGCTTGGCCTGCTGGGCAGCGGCGTAGAGGGCGTTCAGCGAAGAAGCGCGCAAATCGAGACCGAGCGCGCCGCGGCGGAGACAAAAGAGGCCACGCCGTCGGCGGAAGCGATGACGCCGGAAGAGACCGCACCGACGGCGCAGCGACCGGCCGAGCAGCAGGCGCAGCAGAACACCACGCAAGAGCCTGCGCCAACCGTCGGGCAGCAGAACACCATGCCCGCACAGTCTGCGGTGACGTCTGAGAGCGCGCAGGGCACGGGTGGGGGTAATTTGACGCCCACACAGCCGAACGCCACACAGGGCGCAGCAGAGGGCAAAGCGGACGCCCTGGACGCGGGCAAGCGCGTCAACCTTCTTGAGTACAGCAACGAGCAGAACGCGCAGAAAGTCGAAGATGGGCTGAAAGACGGCACGCTGGCCGTGGACGCGAAAGAGAATATCTATCGCGTGAATGAGGATCAGCACATTGACCGGCGCGACAGCGCGAGCGTGGGCGAGCGGAGCGTGAACGCCTTCCAGTTCGATCACCCTGAGCTGCACGGCTATTACGCGGACGCGGCGGCGGTCCTACAGGAGGAGATGAGCTTCGCCCAGAAGGGCGGCGAGCTCATCCGCCGGACGAGCCGCGAGGCGGGCGACGACGAATACATCCGCACCAAGCGCGGCGTGAGCGAGCGCATCGCACGGCTGCTGGATGACGAGGGCGTGCGCTACGACGACATCGACCGCTCGCTGAGCGCGATCATCCACAACCACGGGCAGGAAAACTTCGCGGCGGCGAAGCGCGTGGAGCTGCTGCTGGACGACATGCTGACAAACGGCTATACGGATATCCACGGGCAGCACATTGCACCGAACGAAGAATACATTGCAGCAAAGAAAGCCATCCCCGGCGCGGACATGAGCGAGCGGACACACGAAGAGCTCCCGATCTACGATATGCCGGAGGGGCGGAACGGAGGAATTGACAATGCAGGACAAGAAACACAAAACGATGCCGCGGGGGCTGAGCTTGCCGACGCTGGAGAAAGAGGCGGCGTATCTGAGCGAAGCGGACGACGGGACGCTGGTGCGCGTACCGGAGAGCAAGGCGGACGCCTGGGCCGCGGCGGATCACAGCGCGCCGCTGAACAAAGCGGAGCAGCGATTGAAAGACAGAATCTTGCAAGAAATTTACGGCTCGAACCGGTAAGCTCTGCCGAGCTGGGCGTCCGCGCCGGAACCGATACCAAGAGCGTGACGGTGCTGCCGGAGAGCGCGTGGGACGCGAAATTGCAGGAAACAGCACAGCGCATTCAGTACGAGACCAGCAAGACGCCGGTATTCGTGCTCGGCTCGATCCCCGTGCGCGGGAGAGATCGCGTGATGCGCGTGCGAGGCGTGTGGGCGGGCGGACAGATCATCGTACAGGCCGACCACATGAGCGTGAGCCCCGAGCAGATCGCAAGCCACGAAATTTTCCACGAGTACGCGGACCAGAATCCGGGGCTTATTCAGGCGGTGGAGCGGTCGATCCGTGAGAAGTACAGCGACAAGGAATTCGACGGCATCGTCGAATCGTATATCCGCAACCTGCGCGGCATCATCGACATTGACGAGAACGCGGCGGACTACGAGGTCGAGCAAGCGCTGCTGGACGTCAAGAATGAAATTCTTGCCGACGCCTATGCCGGTATCAACGCCTTCGGCGAAAAGGCCGGAAAGTATCAGGAGGATGTGCAGCAGACGCTTGAGGAGCGCGGCATCGTGGACACGGGCCGCGAGACCGCGGCGGCGACGGAACGCAGGACGGGGCCGCCGGAGAGGTACAGCGTCCAACGCACACAGGGTATCCCGTATCAAGAGCAGATTGACGCATTCTACGAGGGCGATTTGAAAACCGTTGGCAGAAGCGACGATATTTATGTAACAGGCGCTGATGGCTCACCGGATGCGCTCGGGCTCGGCGGCAAGCCATTCTTCATGCTCAAGCGCAATTTGCAGAAGATCACCAGAAAAGAGGGTGCGAACAAGAACTATTCCGCCCACGGGATTGAGGAAGATATCATTCGCGACCTGCCGGATATGCTGAAAGATCCTGCAATGATTATTGTCGAGGGCGATCGCATTTCGGTCATTCCCGGGCGCACAGTCGATACAGCGCGCGAAAAAGCCGCCCCGCTCTTAATCGGGGTCAACCCGAACGGAAGCGTGGACGGCAGAAGCGCGTATGAAATTAAAACCATGTATGGCAGAGAGGGCTTTGCGGACTGGATAGGCCTGCGCGCGAAGGACAGCAAAATCATTGCCGGAAACAAAAATAAGGCCACAGCGTTACTCCGCAATGTCGGTATTAAAATTACCGAGCCGGTGGCATACGCTGCTGACCTTACAGACGCGATTCTATCACAGAGCAAGGGCGATGTCAAGTCACCGACGCTGGGTGACGAGATTCGTAGGCAGATCATGGGTACAGAGGCAGAAAGCCTTCCGGGCGAGTTTGGCTACAAGGCCGAGCGCCCGAAAGACTACCGCTTAGATGACAATGTATCAGATGACGGCGGGAACGTCAAGCCGAAGACGCTGGGTGACGAAATTCGGCGGCAGATGAAAGAGAAATTCTCTATCGACGACACGGAAGAGGACCTGCTTGCACAGCAGGACGAGGCCGACCGGCGCAAGCGGGAGACCAGAGAGGCCGAAGACGAAAAGCTCGCCGACCGCGCGCTGAAAGAGGATCAGAGGCGTCAGCGCCAGGAGGCGAAAGAGGAAGAGAAACGCCAGCGCCAGCAGGAAAGCGCCTATGCCAAGGCAGAGCGCGACGCCAAGCGCGAAGACGCGGGGAACCTAAAACCGGTGCGAAAGGTGACAAAGCCCACCGAGGAGAGCAAGCCCACCATCGCAAAGCGCGACCTGCAAAAAGCGATACTGGACACTTTCTCCGTGCCGGTGGAGGAGAGAGACGCGCTGAGAACGACCATTGACCGATATGCCGACAGCGTCATCAAGAACGGAAAGCTGACCGAGAAGGAGCGCGACGCGTTCTTCGATAAGATGTATGAATCCGGCATTATCAAAACGACGGCGGATGAAACGATGCGGTCAATGGGGCAGTACGTGGCCCACAGAAAGATATACGTCCCGGCAGAGGTCAAGACGCTTTTTGGTCAAGACTGGAACGGCTTCCGCAAGAGAGCGTATGCGGCAGGTGTTTACCTCACGAACGACAAGAGCGCTATCGGCGTGGACGCATTCAATGCCGAGCTCTCCGAGCAGCTGCCGACGGTTTTCGACAGGAACGAGACCGACGGCAAGCAGGTCCTTGAGCGTATCGTGCAGATGGCCGAAGAAGGACAGGCCGAGCGCGTGAGCCTGAGCGATTACATTGCAGAAATTGCCGGAAAGGACAGCGTCAGAGGCGAGCAGCTATACCGGGAGCTTGAGCAGAAAATGGACAATGCGCTGCAAACCTTCGCGGAAAAGGCCGACCTCGAGATCAAGCTCCGCGACCGCACGAACATGAAGCTCGCGCAGCAACGAGAACGGTTCAGCCAGCGGCAGCAGGAACAGCGGGCACAGCAGAAAGAATGGGAATCAGCGGCAAAAGCGAAAAAGCAGGCCGAAAACGAGGAACGGGAGCGCAAGGCCCGCGAGCGCGATATGATCCGCGAGGCAAAAGCACGGGAACGCCGCACCGAGGCAGCACGCCGGAGGAGGGAAAACCGCGAGCTGCGCGAGATGCAGCAGAAGACACTCAAACAACTGCAATGGCTGAGCAAAAACCGCAACCGCGCGCCGGAGGCGCTGAAAGAGAGATGGGACGACGTGCTCGGCGACATCGACATCTACGCCATCAGCGCGGCAGATGAGCTGCATTGGAGCGACAAATATAAGGCGACATGGCGCAGCCTGGGCGAGATGTACAAGAGGGCGGAGAAAGAGGACCCGAACTTCCTGCCGAGCGAAGATTTGAAGCACATCGTAGCCCGGCTCGACAACGACAAGATCGGCGACATGGACATCGACGCCCTCACCGACCTCTACAAGGCAGCGGTCGGCCTGCGGACGGAATTCTATAACCGAAATAATGTGCTGAACGATGACATGGGGCGCATGTTTCAGGAGGTCTACACAGACGCGACGCGGGAGCTGCGCAGTGCGCCGAAGGGCAAAAAGTACAAGAGCAAGTCCGGGGAGCTCTTCGACGAGCTCATCAACGACCAACAGCTGAGCCCGATGAACGTCTTGCAGCGCATGGGCGGCTGGAATCCGAACGGCGCGTTCTACTCCATGGCGAAGCAGCTGGAAAGCGGCGAGCGCGACGTTCGCGACTACACTGTAAAGGCGAACCGCCTGTTAGAAAACTTCCTGAATGAACATCAGGACTGGGTGAAAAAAGCGGACGGCCAGGGCAAGGATGCTGTCTGGTACGAGCTGGAATTGCCGGAGCTTGTGGAGCTGCGCATGGGCGACAAGCCGATCTTCGGCGAGACGGTGAAGGTCTACATGACACCCGCGCAGAAGGTGCACCTGTATCTTGAAAGTAAGAACTACGCGAATTTGCAGCACATGGCGGGCGGCAGAACGTTTGTTGACAAGGAGCTGTACAGCAAGGGCAAGCGCGCCGAGGCGCTGGCGGGCGGAAAGACGGTCAAGCTCGCGCCGGAGACGGTGAAGAAGATCGTGAGCGACCTGACGCCGGAGGAAGCGGAGCTCGCGAAGATCCTCGGGGATTATTACAACGACTTTGCGCCAAAGGCGATCAACAAGGTATCGAACACGCTGCTCGGCTACGACAAGGCCATCACAAAGAACTACGCGCCGATCTTTTCTAACCAGAATTACACGAAGAGCGAATTCGGCAAGTTTGATGTGACGGCGGAAGGCGTCGGCCACTTGAAACCGCGCGAATACTCCAAGAATCCGAGCTACAACATCAGCGCCTTCGATGCCTTTGAGCGGCACGTCGACCAGACGGCGCGCTATACCGGCATGGCGATCCCGACGCGCAACATGAACACGCTGATGAACTGGGGCGGAATCGACAGCAGTATGAGAGACACCATCGCCCACGAGTGGGGCGATGCGGCGAATAAGTACATCACGGACCTTGTGACGGACATGCAGGGCGGCAAGGCTGAGAATAAGGCTTGGACGGACAAGCTGACGGACAAGGCGTTCAGCAACTATATTTCCGCTGTATTCGGCTTCAATCCGAGCATCGTGCTCAAGCAGCTGGGCAGCATCCCGATGGGCAGTGCCTACCTCGGCGCGAAGAATTTTCCGTCGGTCAAGCAGATCCGCAGCATCGACACAGACCTCATCAGCAAGTACACGCAAGAACTGCAATGGCGCACGATGGGCTATTCGATGCCGGAGACCAAGCAGCTAAAGGACAATCCCAACTGGACCGAGACGAACAGATTTACGAACTTCGCATTCGGCGGCGGCGCAATCACCGCCATGGATGGCTGGGCCGCGTCCGTGCTGTGGCCGCAGGCCGAGAACAAGGTGCGCCGCGAGCACCCAAACCTGGAAGTCGGAACGAAAGAGCAAATCGACACCGGCGAAAGCCCGTTCTATCAGGAGGTCGCCAGGGAATTTAACGATGCCGTGGCGCGCAGTCAGTCTACCTCTGACATCATCCACCAGGGCACGCTGCGCAGGAGTAAGAGCGCCATCGCGAGAGCCTTCACGCTGTTCAAGTCCGATTCGTCGCAGACGTACAACGCCATCCGGCAGAAATACGGCGAGCTGCAATTCTACAAGAACAGCGGCGCGAACGAGGAGACGGTCAAGAAGGCAAAGAAGAGCCTCGGCGAGGCTGTGACAGCGGCAATCGTCAATGCCGTGTGGAGCCAGACGGTGACGTTTATGATCGCGGCGCTGAAAAACGGCGCAAAGCGCTACCGCGACGATGATGACGAGCTGACGATCGAAAGCGTACTCAAGAAGTACGGCACGGGCCTTGTCGGGGACCTTGCGGGCGTGATGGCAGGCGGCGAGGAGCTGGCTGACATCTTCGGCAATATGCTCTCCGGCGATCAATGGTACCGCATCGAGACGCCGGGGCTTGAGCAGCTGGACGACCTGATTGAGGGAATCATTAAACGCGGCGGGTCACTCAAAAAACATGGCGACGAGATGATCGACATCCTGAAAAACGGCGGAGACCTTGGTGAATACATGTGCCGTGAAGGGAATGACCTTGTCGGCTGGCTCAAGGACGTTGCGAAAGATATCGCGACATACGGCTACGGAATCCCGGCGAATAATGTGGAAGCATACCTGCTGGGCATTGTGCGGTCGATCTCGCCGGAGGCGGCGGCCGCCTACGAGGACGCGGCGGCACGCGTGGAGAAAAGCGATTTGTCGCACACGCACGGACGGACGCTCAAGGCGAAGACGCGCGACCTGCTGAAAGACCGGACCGGCAGCGGCAAAAGGGCGACGGCGGACACTGTGGCGAGCCTGTACGACGACGGCTATACCGGCGCGCTGCCGAGTGCAACGCCGAACTCAGTGACGATCGACGGCGAGACACATAAGCTGAGCGCCTATCAGACGCAGGTATATGAGAAAGCGTGGCGCAAGGCTGTCGGTGGGGCGCTGGACGAAATGGTGACGCTGAACGCCTTCCGTAACGCCAGCAAAGAGACGCGGGAGAAGATGCTGAAAAACCTATACGCTTACGCCGGAGACGTAGCAAAGGCGGCGGCATTCAGCGAGTACGAGCCGAAGAAGTCCACGCAGCAGATCAGCGAATCGGCAAAGCACGGACTGACCGTCGCGGTGCAGATCGTGAGCGAGCTTGCGGACGAGGATGCGCCGAAAGGCCTGAGCCTGCCGACGCCATGA